AACAGGACACCCACATTCAGTGGGACAGGAACCTCACCCTCGCATGAAGCACAGCGGGCGGTAACCTGATCGTATCTTGGTCCGGGCTGATTGTTATAAATGTAATCCTGAAGAGTCTTTCTGTCTGCTAGTCCCAGATTCTTTACATCAGAAAGACCATTACATATTCTCTCTGATCCATCAGCTTCAACGAATGCAATAACACATTCGGCTAGAGTAAGAGAATTCATCTCAGGAATAGTCAGGTTGTTCTTGAAGATCTCAGTCTGTACGGCACCAGTAGGGAACTTGATTCTTGCATGACGACCCTTGCGAAGCTTTATAAGAAACTCCCTAGTCTCAGGATCTTCTAATTCCTTAACAGGAATGTCCTTCAGATTCAATTCAAGGTCATTAAGTTCCTGGCAATGTGGACACTCAATTTCATATACCTCAAACTCTTCACCGAATGTAGCTCTACGAATAGCCAGCATAAGCATATCTAGATCTCCCTGTAGTAGGGAGTCTAGTAATGCTGGAGTTGCGTCCTTAGAACCAATGGCTACTGTTCCACACTGAAGTAAGGTGTTGACGTACTTGGCTGGGTTATTAGAAGTACGAGCCTTGGCTAGCTTCTCCTCGTGTTCACCAGTTAATTCACGAACTTCAGCATCCTGATAGACCTTTCCGTCTACTACTAAACCGGCAGGCAGCTTAACGTATGTATCCGGTAGTTCATCAATGACAGGGGCAGGGTTCATAGACTGCAATACCTTCTTTGTCAAAGAATTGATATCGACATTGTCATTAGAAACTATCTGCCCCTGATTGTCATCAAAGGTCATAGAATACTGCGGCATCTGGTGTTCCATGCGTTCTCCAAATAATTGTCTCGAAAGATTATTACTTATTCTATCCTATTAGAATGAAACGCCGCTCAATCCAATATTGGTTGCAAGCTTAAAGTCAAAGCCCTCATGCGCTAGAGAAAGCTGCTGCATAAGAACCGCATTGGCTCCAGCGTCTAGGTCAGAGAATGCAATGCTGGTTGGCCATGCGTTGTAAACACGGTAGATAGCCTTGACTGGAACTGTAGATGTGGTTACAGGGTGATCAAGAACCATGATGTCTACAGTTGCACGGAAGTCCTTACCAGGAGAACCAGTACCGGTTCCCTGCATAACTGTGAACAATTCCTTCATCCACTGCCACATAGGACCAGAACCTACCGCAACACCCTGACTCAACGTAATAGGTGCAAAATCGCTCTGACCAGGCATTTTCTGGGTAGTTGTGTTCATTCCGCCCTCACGGTACGGAATCACCTCAGTTGTGATGTTAAGACCCGAAACGGTCATAAACCCCAAGGTAGCGAACCCTGCGATGTGAGGGTGCATGATATTTACATTAAATTTAAAATTTCTTAGGGGGTCCGTTGCCAAGTGCGCAATAGAGGGAGTCGCCTTAGCAAGCGGAGCTGTGTTGGACGTAGCCATTTACTTACTCCTTAGCTGGAAGTGGTTGAAGAAGAGGCCATCTGGTTGATATCGATAACGATGAACTCAGCAGGACTATTCAGAGCCAATCCAACCTGAACATGAACTTCTCCAGCAGCAACGGTTGTAGGTGTGTTATTTCCAGAGTCACACTGTACGAAGTAAGCTGCGTCAGCAGTGTCACCCTGAAGAACACCTTGCTGCCAGATTCCCTGTAGGTACTGAGTAACGATTGCTCCCAGCTTTGCCCACAGAGCTGAATTGTTATTCTCGAAAATAGCTACCTGAGTAATCTGTTCCAGCGTCTCTGTGATATTCATCAGAGTACGCTGAATAGAAACGTAGCGGTTTGGCTGGTTAGGTAGAAGAGTTCTTGCTCCCATTACACAGAAACCATAACTTGATACGTTACGAATAATGTTAACACCATGCGTGTTTAGAGTATCAAGGTTGCTGTTCTGGAATGCTAGCTCTACTCCAGCTACACGTTGGACTGGAATAGTTACACCAGCAGGAGACTTCTGTACTCCGTACTGAGCGTCAGTCTGGGAGTAAAGACCTAGCACAGCTCCACCTGGTGGAAGCTTTCTAGTAGCTCCTGGTGTAGCAGAGATTGGGTCTGGTACTTCTAGCCATGGAGCGTATACAGCTACCTGAGCAGTAGGAACAATCTCAGCATTTCCTACTACCATTGCCAGGTAGTTGTTAACAGTTGCGGACTCAGAAGGAGTAACACCATCAGAACCGATAATTGCCTGTGGAGCATCAACCACAACAAAGATGTTTGGCTGAGTATCTGTCCATGCTAGAACAGGATTCAGAGTAAGAGTATCTGTAACGCCTGGAAGGTTAAGGTCCAGGTTGGTCTGAATGGTTGATAGTCTCTGAGCAGCAGTCACAAGACTTGGAGTAGCAGAACCATCAGATCCTCCAGATAGAGCTACAGCGCTCTGTAGGCGTGGTGTCATAGAGGCAGTCCAGGTGGTGTATGTACCTAGATCTGTAGCCTGAATGTACTTGGATCCTAGAAGAGTGGAGTTAATCATAGCTACTGCATAGCGTGCGTCAGTACGATTCATTGTGACATCTACATAGCGCTCAACGATATTTGCATCAGCAGTTCCGCCATAGCGGACTACTAGATTGAATCTTCCTGGTCCAGTTGTGCTGTCAGTAATATCAATGTAGATTTGATTACCCCATGATCCTACAGCCACACAAGATAGCTTAAGGATGGGAACAGGAGTACCTGTGGAGTTGAATGTAGGAATTGGTCCAGCAGGTGTGTAAGAACCATCGTCAGTAAAGGTAACGGTTGCCTGTCCAGTTACGTGGTGAAGCAATAGAGGAGTAGCTGTTACACCATCTACAGTTAGGTTACGACGGTAGATGCTGTAACCAGTAGCACCAGTTACGGCAGTCCAGTTGATAACTACGTCGTTAGTAACTGTAAGAACCTGATTAGCGATAGCCTGAACTGGAGTTCCACCCTCAGTCTCACCAGAACCGTTGGTTGCAGTAACGGTGTACTCGTAGGTGTAGGAAGGAGTTACAGTACCCCCAGGAGTGGCTGTAACGCCCGTAGGAGGCTGGATAGCTCCTGTTCCGTCTTCACGGTCATCTAGGGTCTCTGTGGCTGTCACAGCGTCGCTGGCGGCAGCACGAGTTACATAGCACTCATTACCGTTGTTAGCAAAGTACTGCCATACAGCGAAAGGAAGGAAGTTCTGGCCGTTACCAAATCCACCAAAGATATTCAGGAAGTCATTCCAGCTTGTTAGAAGAGTAGGCTGTGTAGGACCCTGAGTATGAACACCTACAAAGGCAGCCGTTGATTGCCCAGGGGTTGTTGTCCCCGTAGACAATGGAGTTAATGAGGTATTTACGTATACCCCAGGACGCTGATAAGTCATTAAGATCTCCTAGCTAATTGAAAGTAGTGGCTACTATCAGTATATAGATTAGACCTGCGGCGGAAGAACAGTGATAGTGTCCACAACCTTTGTAACCTTAGAGTAGGCTTCGATTTCAACAGGAAGTAGTTCAGTAGAAACTCTCACCGTATAGATTGTATGGAAGATTCTCTTACCGTCTGTGTCGTGAGTATTCTGTCTTTCGGGACCAGACATGAGATCTAAACGTCTCACTGTTCCGTCCTCTTCAATGGCTAGATAACCATGACGAGTACTTAGATAATCTGGTCCGGCCAATACAGCAGTCAGGAATGTTGAGTGCTGATTATTTCTTGATAACACCTCTATTTGATAATCAATATTATACGGGATAGGTGTAAAAGCCCAGTATGGTGAATTCGTTACATCAGTGTTGGTATCAGTAATCCAGTCTGTAAAATTCTCTGGAGTATACGGAAGCTGCGCCCACCCAGAATGAGCGCGCTCCGCATCAAAAGTAATTCCTACATTACAGATAACAATAGAAGGATAAGTAAGATTGGTCAATTCAACATCAGCGTCTAGCCAGATAACTTGCACTGGTCTTCCGGCGTCTGGGGCATTGACGTCTGTGACAACTACATTAGAGAACTTCTCTGACATAGCTTTATCTTCGTTGAATATCCACATATCTCATTCCTTAGTTTAGGTTACCTTTTCTGCAATTACACCAAAGCATGTAAGAGTATTAGATGCGCTTGCTGTTCCCCAGGTGAACTGGATAGTAAACGCCTCACTAATAGTGGTATTCATAGTAACTGCGGCACCACCATCTTGAACAGTTCCAGTAATCAGTGAAGGGTTACCTGTATTAGTTGCAGTGGCTGCGTTAGGAAAATCAAGGTGTCCCATGATAGATCCTGAGCTTCCTGTAGAAATAACAGTGAAGTAGGACTCAATAGACCAAGCCTTATTAGCCCAAGCTGCTGTTGTAGGAGTTAAAGTTCCTGTGGAAGCAATCTGGGTAGCACCTACAAAGGCTCTAAATCTAATAGTTGGAGTACCTGTAGTAGAGGCAATACCCCATGCCTTGATTCTGTACAACCCTCCAACAGCCATATCGTTGGCTGGAACAGTTAATGTTGCCACAGTAGTTTCAGTAACTGTGTTGGCTACTGTGGTTACTACGTTAGATCCTGGAATAGCTCCAGCAAAAGCCTTTACTAATCCCTGTGCATTTCTAAGATTCAAAGAACCTGCATTGGAGTAAAGAAGTGTTCCACCAGTAGGGTTAGTGGTAGGAACCGTAGTAGCATTCGCTATCTGAATTTCTCCTACACCATTGTCACCTAAAGCTGTAGTAGAACCTACAAGTAGGTTCTGACCAGCATAGAGAACTCCAGCGGCAGCTCTACCCGCAGTGGTGTCAGAGGAACCGCTACCCGCGCTCCACTTCAGAGATCCGTCTGCCCCGACAATCAAACGGGACAGAGTATCTCCAGTTACGCGAGCGCTATAAGCTACGTCAGCAGCCTGGTTGCTTACTACACGAACACCCACACCACCATTAGCAGTAGAGGTAGCTGTAACAACAGGAGTAGATGTGCTGGCGTTGCTAAACGAAGTAAGACCAGTGAAGTTCTTGTTACCAGCTACTGTCTGTGCTGAAGTAAGATCTACAAAGGTAGGGGGAATCTGTAGCCATACGGCAGCACCGGTTGCTACATTGGTTGCTACATACATTGCATTAGTAGATGTATTGAACCAAGTAGAACCAATTGAATATCCCTGAGTGTTATCACTATTTACTGTGGGATTAGTCAAGGCATTCATATTAGACTTGGCGTTGGCCAGACCTGTTAGACCCAGGTTAATTCTAGCCTGCGCAGTATTTGTCAAATCAGATAGGTTATTAGCAGCCTGTAGTGCAGTTCCCTGATTGGCAGTAATATTGCTATCGAGTTGTGCGAAGGCCGCATTTACTGGCACATCCCAATTGGTAGTCCCTCTTGGAATAGGGGTGAAGGTCATATTGATTCTCCGTTATTAAGCAGTCGTATTATCAGTGATCACACCGAGTGTAGCCAATCCTGTAAGCAAACTAGCAAGTGCTGCGTTTCCTCCACGGGAGCCTGTTACAGTCTGACGTCCAACAGCATTGGCTCCAAAGAATCCGGCAGTACCAAAGAATCGGAAGCCACCATTGACTTGACCGTTAGCAATTACTGTGTAGTCACTGAACGTCTTATTCCCAGCAACTGTTTGAGCCGTAGTTAGATCTACAACATCTACAGGATTACCTGTGGAAGTCAGGTTGAAGTCTGTGATATTTCCAGACGTAATGTTGTGGATATAGGTGTTTGGTCCCTGTCCAGCACTTAGTTCCTTGATACCAGAACCTTGCTGAGTATGGGCACCGTTAAAGGCATCGTAGTTATTACCATCGTCACGGGCAATATTACCACTAATGATATTACCTACACAGTTAACAGTGTTTCCATTGATGGTAGCGGAATCCAAGCCAATTCCACCATGCCCATTATTAATAACAAGATTATCAGAGAACTGGCTATTTGTTACACCACGGATATCGAGTGCTCCACCGAATCCACCTGGACCATTATTGGAGGCACAACCAGTAATGATATTTCCCTTGACAACCAGAGAGTCTCC